GGAGTTGAATGATGGGTGAAGAATATAGTTTGTGGAAATTTGTAAATGTAGATTGCATCAACTACATCTGTATCAATAATTATTCTAGGCATCATGCTAAACGTCTTATGCTTGGTTTTAAAACATACAAGGATTAAAGAATGATTGAGATTGTAGCACTGATTTGCGTAGTTGGACCAACGATTGTTGTACACTACTTGGGGAAATAATATGAACGAACGAATTAAACAACTTGCTGAACAGGCTGGATGGGGTAAGGGAGAAACACATGACGATTGTATACAGTGCAGTCCTTTTGACAAAGAAAAGTTTGCCGAGTTGATTGTTAGGGAATGTGCTAAAATTGCCGATATCGCAGATGAAAACAAATGCGAATGGATTGGTGGCAATGTCTTAACACATTTCGGAGTTGAAGAATGATCAAGTATATTACAAACAAACGAGGTACAATTAATCTACCTTGGGAGTCCGGTCTGCTCGAATGGCTTAGAGAAAATTATCCAGCAAGCGATTATAGAATTGTAGAGGTATCTCCGGACATTGTTACTTGACAAAATATAGCAATGATAGTATAATATAAACTAAGCTAACAAACATTAGGCAAACACATGATTCAACGTATAGGCTTCGCATGCAAATACATGCACCCAGATCAAACACAATCTAAGAAACTGCTTGAAGAAATTCAGCGGCCACTAAATACTAAGTCAACTACAGTACAGTGGTTGAACAGGCAGACTAAAGAAATTGCAGAGCAAAGGTTGTGGGACATTATGGAACACAACATTGCAGCTTACGGGAGATTGATAGAATATGTCGGTAGCTTACCACAAGGTCTTAGAATGGTTAGACTCGGCAGCGATTGTCTTCCTGTTTACACTCAGCAGGATTGGCGGTACTACTGGCGACTACCAGACGTTATTGCCTATTGTGAAAGAGAGTTTGCCAAGGTGGGCGAGACTGCTCGTAGGCTTGATGTACGTTTGTCTATGCATCCTGGCCAGTTTACTGTTCTTGCTAGTGATGACGCTGATATTGTTGAGCGTAGTATAGAGGAGTTTGAGTATCACACGGATATCATCAGGTGGATGGGCTACGGTCGCAAGTTTCAAGACTTCAAGTGTAATGTCCACATATCAGGTAGACAAGGTCCAGCCGGTATCAAAGCCGCTCTTACCCGCCTCACACCGGAAGCAAGAAACTGTATTACTATCGAAAACGACGAAAACAAATGGGGTCTCGAACACAGTCTTGAGCTTGCAGACGATCTCGCTCTGGTGCTAGATATCCATCACCACCTGTGCCGTGAAGGTGAATACATACAGCCCACCGACGATAGATTTAAACGTGTAATTGACAGCTGGCGTGGTGTACGTCCTGCAATACATTATTCATACAGTCGTGAAGAATGGGTAGGACACATTGATACAAATACTAAGCCAGACTTTCCTGCATTACTAGAGCAAGGTTATAAGAAAGCAAAACTACGTGCTCATAGCGATTGGTATCCGAATAAGGCAGTAAATGACTGGGCACTAAGCTTCTTACCTTATACAGATATCATGTGCGAGTCAAAATTTAAGAACCTAGCATCAATAGAGTTATACAACTATGCCAAATCATAGCACAGACAGCTGGATGTTCAACAATCGCAGATTAGAGCAGGCGCAGAAGATTTCGTTATTGCCTAGACGTTGCTTCATAACGGATAAGCAACTTTGGCTTAAACGTTGCGAAGTGATTACAAGTATGGTAACAGGACCAGGTGATGCTATTTATGAAACATACTGGTGCGATACTAAAGCGTTTTTATTATACGAACTAAAACGCTCACGATAAATACTATATGGAGAATACACAATGAATTATCTAGCAAAAATGTACGGACGCAAGCAAATACCAGCATTGCAGAGTTCGCCTGATAAGAATCCTAATCGTGTTAGCGGCGGCCTAAAGGCACAAGGTAGTGATCACTTTACTATGATAGCCGAGAATGGTATGGAACAACAGATCCCTACACAACGCTATGTGCAGAGTTTGGAAGAGCAGTCAAGAAAACAGCGAGCAGCTATTACCGTCCTAGAACGTAAGCTAACTCGCTGTGAAACTGCTATTGAACAGCTAAAGGGTATGATTAGGCCTTCTTAGAAAGTTTAAGCACTTCTTTAACTAGTTCTTCTTTTTTCTTACGTCTGTCAATGTCAACACCGTAAGTTGCTAGTGCAAAATCTTCTAAACCTTGTTTAGTAAGTTTAGATAAACTTGCTTTAGTAACTTTCTCCACTGCAACTTTTTCTTCTGGTCGTACTGTTGGAAACGGCCAGTTGGTTGTTGTATCAAGTTCTTTTACTGCTTTCTTACTTACTGCAACTTCTGGTTTCTTAGCTGTAATAACTGCCGGTGTTGTAGGCACAATTACAGGAACTTCCTGTACTGGTGTTGCTACATCTTCTGCTGTTACAAATAAGTTTTTTATCCATTTAAACATAATTATCTCCTATAGGAACTAATATTTACTAAATATTTACAACAAGGAGACTAGAAATGGTTAAAGCATGGATTAAGAAAAGATTAGACGAGCGTACTTCACTAGACGGTGCAGTACTTATTGGCGTAGGACTAGTAATACTAATAGCAGGACCGTTTGCTAAACTAGCAGCATATGCAGCAATTGCATACGGTGCATGGACAATTTGGAAATCAGAGTAATTGTAATAAATTGTAACATTGCACTAATATAGGTTGCAATATGTAATATATGTGTTTAAATAGTAATAGTTCCCAGGAGAATTATTATATGAAATATATTACAGCAGCACTAGCAGCGTTATTCCCACTTGTCCTATCAGCACAAACATACACTAACGAAGTAGCAAGTATCATCAACGATAATTGTGTAGTGTGTCATCGTGCAGGCGGCATTGGGCCAATGAGTTTTGAAACATACGAGCAAGTAAGACCGTGGGCTCCTCTTATACAAATGAGAGTAGCAAACAGAGAAATGCCTCCATATGCTTACGATCACGGTATTGGCATACAGGATCTACAAGGCGATTGGCGACTTTCACAAGAAGATATTGACACAGTTGTTGCGTGGGTAAACACAGGCTCGCAGTATGGAGATCCTGACACAGTAGTACAGTCAGTTGACTTGGGCGATCCAGAAGCATGGAACTTTGAAGCAGACTTTGGTGCACCAGACGCAATCATTCCTTCAGTAGCAATAGACATTCCTGCAAACGGAAATGATCTTTGGCACAAGCACTTAGTACCAACAGGACTAACTGAAGACAGATGTATCAAAGCAGTACAAGTTAAACCACGTGGCGAAGCTAAGGCTGTCGTACATCACGCTAACTCAAGTATCATAACATCAGAAGGGCGTGAAGGCATGCTCACTGAGTACGCTATGGGAAAGTGGGGAGAGATCGTGCCAGAAGGAGTATGTCGCACGATCCCCGCAAACGCAGAGATCAGTTGGGATATTCACATGTTCCCAGGTGGACTTGGCGCAATGGCTCCAGGAGCGGTTATCAAAGACAACGTAGTGGAGATTGGACTCTGGTTATATACCGAAGAGGAAAGCGCACAACTGAAATACAAACAAGATTTGAGTTTGTATCGCCTTGGAGATCAGGACGATTTAGTAGTCCCACCCAATGGATATGCAATGACTCAGGGCTTTCACAGTTTCGATCATCCTGTACGTTTAGATAGTTTTCAGCCACACGGACACTTGCGTATGAATGCAGCAAGTTTAGAAATCTTCTATCCAGAAACAGGACGCACAGAACAGATTAGTCAGATAAGCAAGTGGAGTGCAACTTGGCATCACAGTCATTTGTATGCTCCAGAAGCTGCACCACTAATACCTGCGGGCGCAGTTATTATACTAAAGCAGTGGTATGACAATACTGCTGATAATCCAAATAATCCTGATCCAGATATGTTTGTTATGGGAGGCTCAAGAACAGGAGATGAAATGACTCACGCTTGGCTTGCTATTACACACTTAGACGAAGAAGGATACATCAAACTAAAAGAGGAAAGAGATGAAAAATTTAATATTGCTAGTAAGTAGTATTATTATAACAGGATGCACTAGTTCAGGTTACAATGGTCCGCATGAGTTTGATTGGATGCCTGAGCGAATAGTATGGGAGCAAAATATTAGAAATTGTAGGAGTGCGGACGTTTGTAGAGCAGAAACACTGTTTAGACGATAAAAGTTAAACTATAGTTTACCAATAGGCGTAGAGCTACTAGCAGTCATATTCCATTTCTGTTTTTGTTCTACGCCTTTCTTTTGAGCAAATTTCTTACTATCACAGTTCTTACATACGTGAAAGTAGGAATTACTCAACCGTTTAGGATCCATACTGCCTCTAGCACGAGTAAACTCTACGTCACAATTATCACACCTAAACACACACATAGTTGTTTCACGCTTGTATGCATGTTCCTTGCCTGTTTTACTAACTCGTGTATGCCGTGTTTGCTTTTTAAATTCTCTTATAAACATAACTATATTTACATTAAGATTATAAAATGAAACGATAAATATTATCATAAGAAGGATTATTCAATGACAATTTGTACACTATCTGACACTGCAAAGAAACAAATCGACACAATTTGTGAAGAAAATGAGTGCTATGCAGTAACACTTAACCTAAAAGGCGGCGGGTGTGCAGGGTTTGAATACGAATGGGGAACATTAGCAACTCCAGAAGAGGTAGAAGCTAACGACATAGTCCTAAAAACAGACACAAACTGCACTTTTGTAATTGGTGCAGCAAGTATGATGTTCCTTGTAGGAACAGAGATAAATTATAAAAAAGATATTATGGGTTCAATGTTTGAAATCATTAACCCTAACGCAAAATCAGCGTGTGGGTGCGGTATAAGTGTAAACTTTGACGTAGACAAATTAGCAATTCCAGCAATATAATAACGGAGCAAGATAAATGGCAAAGCAACAAATTGATATCGGCATTGAAGGTAATGACGGCACAGGCGATAGTATTCGTGAGTCGTTTCGTAAAGTAAATGAAAACTTTCAAGAACTATATGCTGTATTTGGCATCGGTGGACAAATATCATTTACTGACCTTAACGATACTCCAAACACTTACGAAGGCAACGAAAACAAAGTTCCGTTAGTTAAGTCAGATGGTAGTGGAATTAACTTACTTGAGCTTGCTTCAGATAATAGTCTAGACGGTACTCCAGATACCATCGGGTTTGACTTTACTATAGACGGCAAAGTAATTATTAAACAACTTGTTTCAAAAGTTTCAAATGACCCAGAACCAATTTTGGGCGGGCCAATGGATGCTGCTACGCAGCCGATTGCAAACGTAAGTGTTACACAAGCAGCAATTGACACATTCAACAGTGTACACGGAACTAACTTAACAACTGGATCTCTTGTTATCGACAAAGCATTTGCTGACAGAAACTATCAAGCAAAAGCAGTTGCAGGCGGCGGCATTCGTATAGGCGACGAGCCTGCAGATGCTACAGGCTATACACTTACTGCTTTGGGTATTAGCTTAGGCAATTTAAACATCACTGATCACGGACTAACTGAAGCATTTAACGGTGCTACATTTATCTTCCGTTCTACAGGAACTGATCCGTTTGGAGTTACAACAGGCAGTACATACTACATTAATATTGTTGATACTAATAGTATTGCATTATATAATTCAGAAAGTGATGCTATTAATACAACTGGTCGTATTTTATTAAGTGGCGGCACAGGTACATTTACAATTACTGATGCAGCATATGATAGTACACTTGAAGGATTTTGGTTAGAAAACGTTGCACTACCTCGTAAGAGTATTGTAAGACGTCAAGGTGATAGCATGACAGGTGCGCTTAACTTGTTCGATCATCCAGGCGAATTACGTGGTATAGGTTTACCAAATGGTCCAGACGATTTGCAAGCTGCTACAAAATTATATGTTGATAATGCTGCTTCTTCTAGTCAAGTTAACTTGTATGTAAGCACATCAGGCAACGATCTACAAACATTTACACCGGATGGAAAAGAAGGTCGCGCTCCGGCATATGCATACCGTACAATTAATGCAGCAGCACGTAAGGCAGAAGAATTAATTATTGCTGCTCCTCCAGAGCCAGGTCCGTATATGCAGACTATGACGTATGGTACAGGCGGAACAAATGCTTCTACTAATACAGTTGGAATTACATCGCCGATTGTAGGTCGTACAAATGCAAGAGCAATTATTGTTGCAAACAAAGAATTCATTGCTAAAGAGGTTACAGGATATATTGATGCAACATTCCCTAGCTTTGCAGGGTCGTACAATGTAGAAATTTGTCAACGTGATGTTGGCTATATTTTAGATAGTGTTAGTTTAGATGTACTATTAGGTAATGCTGCTAACTATCTATCACGTTGGGCAGGTATACGCTACTATTCAAATGTTAGTGCGCAAAAAGCAATCGGTTCACAGCGTGTAGAAACTATTGCCGGTATCGAATATGCCAAAACACTTGTTACACAATATATTTTAGCAAATACAGCACCTCCAACATTATACCAAACTCGTGTACCACAGGTAACTAATTTAGCACTACCAGATAGTAGTGCAGACGAAGCAATTGGTGCAAGAATGGACGATGTCTTAGCTGTTATTGCAGACGGTCCGCTAGATGCTCCGGCAATTGTCGACGGTACAACTACATATAAGCTCAATGTAAACAACGGCAACCTTGGATTCATTGATCAAGCAAATCCTGAAAACACAGACATTATTCCTGGTAAAGTTGTCCGTGGCAGAAACTCGGGTGCTATCGGTAGAATTATTGATTATAGATACGAAGCAGGTGACAGAGTAGTTAGCGTTGTAGGTACAGACGAAATTGAAGTGCAGCTATTAGAGCCAGTTGAATTTGAAACTGGTGAAGAATTAGAGTACGGTAATTTTGTACGTGAAACACAAATTTCAATTAGAGTTGAATCGGGCATCTACGAAGAAGATTATCCGATTCGTATTCCTGCTAACGTTTCAGTTAAAGGTGATGAGTTTAGGCGTTGTATTATCCGTCCAAAGAAACGTATTTCGCAATCACGCTGGGCAAACACATTCTTCTATCGTGATTCAGAATTTGACGGACTTATTTTAGGTAAGTCAGGTATTACTAGTGTTGCATTTGATCCGCAGCTTGATGCTTCTAGAACTCCTGGCACATATGCAGTAACTACATGGACTACAGACAAACTGGGTAAAAATGCAGAGTTTAGCATTACAGTAGGAGCCGATGGGGCATTATCAGACATTACTACTACAGCGGCTGGCAAAGATTTCCAAAAAAATGAACGTATTACTGTGCTTGATGCACAACTAGGAGCAGGCGGCGCAAATAGTATTACGTTTACAATTGCAAGTGTTCCAAACGGCATTGAATATGTAAACCCACTAACTGGAGTAGTTGACGGATACTTTGGTTATCATTACTTATCGCAACCAAACAGATTAAGAAATATTGGTTCAGGTTACGAAAACGTAGGCAAGTGGGAAACTAATGCTCTTACATTAATTGATAACAAAGAATTCATTCAAGAGCAGGTTGTAAACTACATCGAAACTACATATCCGGCACTAGTTGGATCTTACAGCAGAACAAAATGTTTTAGAGATGTAGGATTAATTGTTGATGCACTAGTTAAAGACTTCCGCAACGGTAGCAATGAATTTTCACTAGAAGCACAAGGCGAATATTATGCTGGCGCAGTTGAAGCAGGTACAGAAGATGAAACAGTTGCAGGTATACAACATATCTATACTGTTGCTAGTCAACTAATACTAGGTGAAAATCCAACTACACTTTACAATCAAGCTGGAGGCGGCGAAGGCGATAGACTTTATGCAGCAGACTTGTTTAATGGCTCAGGCGAACCAGATGCTTGGGCAACCGGGCAGACGTACAGATTAGGAAATGTAGTTAAGTTTATAACAGGACTAGGAGTTACAACATATTACACTCCGACTAAAGAACATGTAAGCGGCGCAACATTTAGTGCAGGTGAAATTGCAGAGTTTTGGAGAGTAATCGACGGCCCTGCAACTGTATTGCAAAACTTAATTGATACTGTTGCATTTGCATTTAACGCAGCATACAATCCACCATTAAACAATATTGATATGGATGTGTTCTTAATGAACGATGCAACGATGGTTCGTAACTTAACTGTACAAGGACATGGCGGATTTATGTGTGTGCTTGACCCAGAAGGTCAAGTACTAACTAAATCACCTTACATCCAAACTGGTTCGAGCTTCTCACAATCGCTTAACAAGCAAGCATTCCGTGGTGGATTATTTGTTGATGCGTTTGTCGGTAATAGTGCAGTACAAGTAACTGAAAAGGTTGACGGTAGTGCGTTTAGATTAAAAATTCAAAGTTTAGGTTCACCAACTGATCCCCAAGGATTGTACGTAAGACGTCCAGAAACACCGAGTGCTTTCTATATAGACGGAAGACGTTTCCAAGTTAATGCTGTAACATCGTATGATAAAGCAAACGGCACAGCAGAACTAATATTAGATCCAAGTTCAAATAGCGGAGCAGGGTTTACTGGAATTACTAGCGCTTTAGCAACCGGCGTCGATTTAGACTCGGTTGGCACATTTGAATTTGATTCGGTAAAATGTGCAAGAGATTCTGGTTACATTCTTGATGCTGTTACTTTTGATGTTGCATTAGGTACTAACTTTAACAGTGTGTACAACGGTATTGCATATCAAAGAGCATCAGGATCTTATGTTCAGTCAAACCAAAAGACACAAACTGTTCTTGCTATCACAAAAGGTAAAACAGAAGTTGCTGCACTAACAGAAGTTGCAGATGACGCAACAGCACTTTCGAGAGCAAACGCAGCATTTGATGAAATTATTGATATTATTAATAATGGTACGCAAAGTGTTACGGCGCCAGGCGACGGTGTTGCAGATGCATTAACATTCCCTGTGCCAGCAGTGTTGCCAACAACTGATGCTGACGATGCAGCAACAAGACTTATCAACAACAGAGCATTCTTAGCAGCAGAAGTTGTAGCATATGTAAATGCAAATACTCCTCCAGTAGGATACGATCAAGCTAAATGTTTAAGAGATGCAGGCTATATTGTTGATGCATTAACCTATGACGTACTATATGGCAGTAATAGTGCTACAGTAATTAACGCTCGTGCGTATCTCGATGGCGCTGTAGTTCAACTACCAGAAGCACAAAGACTTGCTACAGCAGCAGCATATGCACATTTAGCAGCAGTTGTTGCAGCAGTTGTTACAGACGCAACAGGAGTTGCAACACTTACTCCAACAGCAGGCAACGCACAAACACAAGTTACTACAGGTTCAGCAGCAACAGCTACAGAAAGTACTGTACTCGACGGATTATTACAAATTATTGAAGATGTTGTAACAGCAGGAAACTTGAACAGCTTACCTATTACCGTTACTCCAGACTTAACAGCACTTGGTGTAGTTACAGATTTAGTTGATGCAGCTAACAATATTATCGGTAACAGACGTTTAATTATCAATCGTATTGTACAAAGTATTAATGCTCCATTACCAATTACACTACAAACTGCTGGTAACAGAAGTATCTTAGGTAACGACTTTACACAAGTTAACGACTTAGGTTACGGCCTTGTTGCTGCAAACGGTGCTCTATCTGAAATGGTTAGTATGTTTACATACTACTGCTACGCAAGTTACTATTCAAAGAATGGTGCTGAAATTAGATCACTAACTGGCTCAAGCTGTTACGGTGAATTTGGTCTAGTTGCTGAAGGGAGCGATCCAAACGAGATTCCAGACGCAATTGCATTGTATCAAGATATGACGCAACCTGCTAAAGCGTTTGATGTTGATTCTATCTTGTTTACAACAGGCCCAGTAATATTAACAGCTGGCGAAACAGTAACACAAGCAGGTTCAGGAGCATCTGGTAAAGTAGCAGTTGCTACAAGTACCACAGGCGGGTCAAACGTATTATATATAACTGACATAACCTCAGCGTTTGATACATCAAACGAATTAACAGGCAGTGTTTCGGGTGCGCTAGGTGCTGATAGTGTTCCGATAAGTGTTGATTCAAACGGTTATGACAACCCAGTTGAGTCACTATCATTCTATGTTTACGATATGAAGGACACTCCTTCAAACAGATCAGAAGTTAACATTTGGCATCCGGCTCGTCCAGCATTTGCACGTTACGAAATTGCCAACGTAGAAGTTGTACAACACATTGTCGGCGAATATCCATTATTAGAAGAAACAACAGAGTATACAGCAACTACAGTAAATCCTGCTGCTACTGGATTTATATTTAATTTATATAAAACAATAAATGCTGGTTACAGTGTAACATATGCCGTAGCAAACGATGGTATCAATTATACAGTCGGTGATACATTCTTAGTAGATGGATCTATCTTGGGCGGCGTCACGTCAACTAATGACTGTACTGTTACCGTTGATGCTGTTGACGGTACTGGTGCTATTACTGCTGTGTCAGCAGCTGGTACAATTGAAGTTGAAGCAAGCACGCCGATGTTCAGCGGTAATGTATACAAGTTGAATTTTTCGACAGGTGATGCAGCGTTTAGTGCAAACGGTCTCCTAGAAGTTGTGCCATTTAATACAAGCATTGTATACTACCGTAATCAAACTCATATTGTGTCTGACTTGGCTAGACCTGACGTGTTAACAATTCGTCCAAGCACTGCGCTAACATTTGATGAAAATCCAGACTTTGTTTACAGAAGTATTAGTTTCTTAACTAGCGATAGTGTAGGTAACGAGTTACCTGCGAACACTTCGCAAGCGGGTCTTGATAGTACATACGATTACATTAGATTAACAATTGACAGTGCTAAAGCACAGGAAGTTGCACTAGCAGGTACAGGAACAACCAAAGGCAATACTGCCGGCGACGTTATACTTGCTATTAAAGTAGCAGATGCTAATGAAATCTTTAGACTTAACAATAACACAAGAACACCTGCAGGTAACAGACCTGCAGGTTGGACTAACGACACACTAGCTGTAGAAGCTCCAATTCTTACATGGGCTGGTAAAAAACATTATGTGTTTAACTATCGCGGTGTTGGCGCTGGTGATGTAGTCGAAGAGCCAAGTGAAGATAACATCTACGCTATTGTTGATCTAGTTGACTACGAGACAATTAACCAAACTAATGCAACTGGTATTGCAAGCACTACTGTACTAGGTACCGAGTTAGTTACGTTGCGAGGCGGCTTAAAAGCAGGAGCAACAGGGCAAGTCACAGTTAACATTTCAACTTGTCGTGCAACAGGACATGACTTCTTAGACATCGGTACCGGCGGATTCAACTCAAGTAACTATCCAAATGTTATCTTTGGTGAACCAGGCGAGAAGAAAGAAGCTAATGAAGTTATTGAAAAAGGCAAAGGTCGTGTGTTCTATGTGAGTACAGACCAAAACGGTATCTTCCGTGTAGGTAGATTCTTTAGTGTAGACCAAGGTACAGGTACAGTTAGCTTTAGTGCAAGTCTTGCACTTAGTGACGTAGACGGACTAGGCTTTAAGCGTGGTGTTGTTATTACTGAATTTAGTACTGACACAGCAATGGTAGACAATGCTTCAGATACAGTACCAACAGAAAGTGCGGTACGTGGCTATGTTAACAGACGTCTAGGTTACGATGTAACTGGCGCTCCTGTTGCTAACAAATTAGGCCCTGGTGTGCTTGCTCCAAACGGCGCTGTTCCAATGACAGACAACCTTAATGCTGCTGGCAATACAATTACTAACCTAGGTGTTCCAACAGCATTAACAGATGCCGCCACTAAAGCATATGTTGATAATGCAAGAGGAAGTGCAGACGAATTACAAGATCTTCGTAGCGTTGAATATAACGATGCTGCTCCGAATCAATTACTAGTTTCAACAAATTATAAGAAACTTATAATTGAAGCTGGCAGTATACTAGGTGGCGGCTTCTCAATCGGTGATGTCATTACAGGATCTATAACAGGTGCAACTGGTACAGTCGTTGATGTTAAGACAGGCATCGAGGCTGTAGAAGGAGACGTTGTTGAAATAGTTTATACTCCATTAATAGGCGAATTTAGTGATGGTAAACCTGCAGATGGCCCAGATCCAGATGTACTTACAGCGCCAGGTGGCAAACAAGGCAATGTAGTAGACGGTCCCGTAGATGAATGGGCTAATGGTGTATGGAATGCTGCTAGCGATATAACTGTAACTACTAACAGAGAAAATGCAGGATTAGCAACACGATACACTACAATCAACATGCAAATTAAACCAGATACTATTGTTAATAGCGATGTGTCGGGAACAGCAAACATTGCACAAAGTAAGTTGAATCTAAATGCTGCCACAACTAGAGCAAACGCTACTGGAATTAGTCAAAGTGATTTAGGTAGTGCAAGTTTTGACTCAGCTAAATTTACTGTTACTAATGGATGGGTTACTGTTAAGCCAGGAAGTATTCCAGTAAGCGATATCGAAAACATTGCTACCGACACTGTACTTGGCAGAAGTGCAGCAGGAACAGGTGTTGTTAGTACAATTCCGTTTAGTACTGTAGTTGACGAGGGTACCGGTTTATTAGATGCAGATTTTACTACTACAATATTAGCAGCTAGTGATTCAGGCGAAGCACTGATTAAAACAGGCGCAGGTACATATGGCATTACTAACGTAACCAAAACAGGCGAAATTAATAGTATTGTTAAAACTGATGCAAATGGTAAGATTCAAGCTAACTCACTAATATTAGGCGGTGATAGTAGCTACGAAGTACTTGCACTAGATAGTTTAACACTTGTAGTTAAAACACCAGCTCAAGGCGAAATATTTACAGCAGTAGGTGGTAGCGGCGGCGCAAGCCCAACTTATCCTGATATGTTAGTAAAAGGTAGCATAGGCATCGGCGGTACTGGTATTACACAAAGTATTTTACAAAGCACTTCAAACTTTAACAATGAAAAGCGTTTAGGTGTTGACTGGATCTATTCAAGCTTTATTGAGGCTCCTGGCGAAAAGGGTGCAGCAAGTACAGGACTAGCAATTGGCGCCAACACTGGTAAAACAACTGCTGGTCAAGTTGCTGTTATTACAGCTGATACCGGATCTGCATCAAGTGTTTCCCCTGCTATCTTTAGTTCAATAGGAATTATTCCTGATACTGATAACACATATGATATTGGTAGTGCAACTAAAAAGTACAAAGACGTTTATGCAACATTGTTCCGCGGTACTGCAACTGAATCATACTACGCTGACTTGGCAGAAAATTATGTAGCTGATGCAGAGTATGCTCCAGGTACAGTTCTAATGTTTGGCGGTGCAGCTGAAGTTACACAAAGCACAATACACGGTACACATCGTGTAGCAGGTGTTGTGTCAACTAATCCAGCACACTTGATGAACTCGCATTGCACAGGAGATAATGTTGTTGCACTAGCACTACAAGGGCGTGTTCCTTGTAATGTAATTGGTAAAGTTGCTAAAGGCGATATGTTGGTAGCAAGTAATGTTCCGGGCTATGCTATTGTTAATAACACCCCAACAGTTGGTAGTGTAATTGGTAAAGCACTAGCAGACAAACTAGACGGCGATCGCGGTGTAATTGAAGTTGTTGTAGGTAAACACTAATGAAACAAAGCAAAGTAAAAGCACTATCAGCTAAAGGCGCTCAAGTTAGCGTTGATAATAAAAATCCCCAGCAAAGGCAAGTAATTGCTACTGCTGGGAAATTAAGAATACAAGTTAACAAAGGAGCAGACCGTGGCAAAGCAAACAATTAATTTAGGTACTAGTGCAAACAAAGGTGACGGAGATCCGTTGCGTACAGCATTTGATAAAGTAAATGATAATTTCAACGAGTTGTATACAGCAGATGGGACATTTATTAGCGTAGCAGATTTAAAGGTGTTGGTAGCAGCAAGTGCTGATTTTGCAGACTTTCAAACAAGAATAGCAGCACTTTAATACTTTGCGAAGATACGATAAATATATAAAACAACAGGAATTAGCAGATGGCAAATAGATTTCCCTTAGTATTAGATACAACGGACAATAATAAGATTAAAGAAATCCAAGCTGGGGATAATTTAAATCTTACAGACAATAGTATCGTTGGCGTACAAAACATAACTGCACTAGGAACTATCAATGCCGCTGATATACAAGTTAACGGTAATAGACTAGTTGCACAAACATTTGCTGACCTAACAGATACTCCTGCTTCGTTTATTGGATCACCCAACTACTTTGTAAAAGTAAAAGCAGACGGTACCGGGCTAGAATATAGGCCTCTTAGTGATCTAGGTAATATTGAAATTGATACTATTACAGTTGATACTGGTATTATTCCAAGTGTAGATAATGTAGGTTACTTAGGAACCTATGCTAAAAAGTTTAATGAGATTGTTGCTAGTACGCTAAAAGGTAATTTAGTTTCATACAACGAAGAAATTGTATTTGATGCTATAACAGGTAAAATAAGTTATGCTGCACTGCAAGGTGCACCGACTTTCCTTTCGGAATTTACAGACGATATTGGATTTTTAAGAACACAAGATTTAGACGACCAATTAGCTGGCCTGTTTGATGAAGGTCAGCAGTTTGTAACAGACATACAAGGCAGTGTATTTGGTGATGATAGTACGCTATTAGTTGATGGCGTTAATAGTATTATTACAGGCGATGTACTAAACTCCGAAGTTATTACTACAGATATTATTACTACTACGGCACAAATAACTACAGCAACTATTACTACTATAAACGGACCAGATTCTAATGATTTAGAAATCAATGCAGGCGCAAGTGGTATTATTAATATAGGCACAGGCGCAAGTACTACTACTGTTAATATTGAAAATGCAGTAATTGAAACATTCGATCAAGGAACAGGATTAGGCGTTGCACAACTTACTGCAAATACTGATTTAGAAATAAATGCAGGGAACAGAGTTAAAATTACAGGAGGAGTTCCTTTTAGATTCTCTTCAACTACTACTGCTCTTCAACTTGCGATTGGTGCTCAAGAAGGTGATGTAATATACAACACCACAACAAGCCGTTTACAAATGTATCAAGGCAGCGCTTGGAAAGACGTAAACGGTAATGTTGAAGCAACCGCAGGAACATCAAACTTTAATGATGTTGTAATTGCTGGCGACTTAACAGTTACAGGCACAACCACAAGTATCGAAACAACAAACACAGATATTACTGACAATGTTATTACACTTAACAAAGGCGAACTTGGCGCTGGTGTTACACTAACTACTTCGGGTATCGAAATTGAAAGAGGAACATCTCCAAATAGATCTTTAGTATGGACAGAAAACTTTGGCGGTAAGTGGATAGTTACAGATAGTGCTACCTTCTTTGCTGATAGAGTTGAAGCTAATTACCTATTTGGAAGTTTAACAGTCGAAACTGATAACCTTGTAATGGGCGATGGTGATATTACAGCAACTGGTACACTTACAGTAGGCGGCTTCGGACAAGTTCAAATTGTTAGTGTTACAACCGACATTGAGCTATTGCCAGTTGGTAAGGTATTTGTTGACGGAAACTTAGAAGTTACAGGAAACTCTACTGTTACAGGTAGTATAGAAGCAGCAGCATTTAAAGGTACGTTTGTAGGCGATGATTCAACAGTACTTGTAGACGGCGTTAATAATAAGGTTGTTGGTGATATTGACACAGCAAGTTTAAGAACTAGCGAAACAACAATCGCACTTGGTCTTAGTGCAGGAGAAACAACTCAAGCCGAGGCTGCTATAGCAATTGGGCAGCTTGCAGGTAATAACACACAAGGCTTATCAGCAATAGCAATTGGTCCTTTGGCAGGCCGAACAACTCAAGGTATTGGTGGAATAGCAATTGGTGCTACGGCTGGGCAAACTACTCAAGGCATAAAGGCAATAGCAATTGGCTCTGACGCAGGACAAATAAATCAAGGTGCTAGTGCAATAGCAATTGGTGTTGCGGCAGGTGAAACAAGTCAAGCCGCAAACTCAATTGTAATTAACGCAACTGGCGCGGCTCTAAACAACATCGTAGAAGATACCTTTGTGGTTAAACCAGTGCGTGATGCAGTTGGTACGACTGTAATGATGTACGATGCTACATCAGGTGAAGTAACACATACTGCAACACCAGGCACACTAGCAGCAAACATAGATCAAGCAACTGTAGCAATTGGTGCAACTACTGCAACAGCTATTAATATAGGTAACGCAGGTAGCACAACAACAATTAACGGAATAGTTAATTTACCAGCACTAATTGCAGGTGAGATTACAGCAGACAATAGTATTAGTATTACAACAGCAGTAGGCGACGGTAATGCAATTAGTATTGGACCAGGTGGCACAAATAGATACGTTAACCTAACAGCAGATTATATCAGATTCTTTGGACCTATTACTACTAATATAAATGCAACTGGCGGCATTACTGGTGATATTAAAGGTAGTGTAGTAGCAGATGATTCGACAGTAATGATTGACGGACAGTCAGGGACTATTGTTGGTCCGATTGTATCTGCTAATATTGCAGGCACTCTTGTTAAAGCAACAACTATTGAAAATCATACAACTAGTGATTTAGCAATTAACGTAGATGGGTTTATTAACATCAATGCAGGTACAGATGACGCAGGTCTAAGTAAGATCCAAATGGATCAAACTGGTATTAATTACATCGAGTTAACAACACAGCCTATTGCTCCAGGTAATCCTGCAGATGTAGCTAATATTGCAATCAATGCAACAGCATCATCAGGCGATGTCGTAATTGGTACTACAGGAAGTACACGTAATCAATTAGTAACAATTCATAATGCTACTGTTAACGGAACATTAGTGGGTAGCGCACAAGGAAACCATACAGGTACACTAACCGGTGATGTTGTAGGTAGTGTATTTGCAGACGATAGTGCGCCAATGGTAGATGCACTAAACTACGCAATGTTTAGTGATACATTATCGCTAACTCCATTAAATGCAGAACCTAGTAATCCAATAAACGGAATGATAGCAGTTGCAGATGGTACAGGATGGAATCCTGCAGGTAATGCAAAAAATACATTAGTAGCATATCTAGGTGGTGCCTGGGTAACAGTTGCAGCAGCGGCATAATAACATAGGAAATTAAAATGAGCGAAAGAGAATATATTGTAAGTTTAAATAAAGGCGTAGACTACGCAGCATTTAATCAAGAAATGATAGCAGTAACCGGTGCTGGAGATATTCCAGGTCGTTCAGTTGAAGTTGCAAATGCTAGACCCAGTAGTGAACGTAACACGCATTATAATTTGACCGACGAAGAAGCAGCAGTACTTGCTAATGATCCTAGAGTTTATGGTGTTACACTATTGCCCGAACTTGACCCAAATATTGGAATTGGCACCAGTGCTATACAAGCTGGCGATTTTACAAAAACTACTCTAGATCGAGGCGACTACTTAAACTGGGGTATGCGCAGAATTAACGAAGCCGCAAATCCATATACTGGTGTTAATGTTACAGGTGGATATAATTATACGCTAGACGGAACTGGTGTTGATGTTGTTATTATGGATAGCGGATTACAAATTGATCATCCAGAATTTCAAGATGCACAAGGTGTAAGTAGAGTTGTAGAACTTAACTGGACAACTGCTAGTGGTATTGCGGGTATGCCTGCACAAAATGCTAACTATTACAGAGATTATGATGGACATGGCACACACGTTGCAGGAACAGTAGCAGGCAAAACATATGGCTGGGCAAAGAACGCTAGAATTTATAGTTTAAAACTTAATGGACTAGAAGGTACTGGAGACAGTGGCACAGGCACAAGCACAACATATGCATTTGATTGTATTAAAGAATGGCACAATGCTAAACCAATCGATTCAGCAACCGGAGTTAAGCGACCAACTGTCGTTAACATGAGTTGGGGGTACCTAGCATACTATTCTTCAGTTAGTTCAATGACATATCGCGGAGACGTAAAAACTGGTACAGATATTGATAGTTCAGCAAAACGTCATGTGTTTGGGCTGGTCCCAATTTTTAATCCTGTTGCCGGAGCATTTGTGACTAATGTAAGAATACCTTCGGTTGATGTAGACATGGAAGAATTGATTGATGCGGGTGTACATGTTATGGTTGCAGCAGGAAATAGAAGTCATAAAATTGACGCACCGGCTGGCGATGATTACGATAATTTTGCTGTAACTAACACAGGAACTATATACTATCACAGAGGAAGCTCTCCTTACAGCACAAACGCACACATAGTCGGTAATGTCGATAGTACAGAGCATGTAGACGGATTAGAGCAAAAAGCAGTAAGTTCAGAAGCCGGTCCCGGTGTTAGCGTATTTGCGCCAGGTACGGATATTATGAGTGCTATGAGTACAACTAACAAATTTGGTGCAACTACAGTTAACAATCCTTACCCTGCAAATGCTGCATTTTTAATTAATAATATAACCGGCACGTCAATGGCTTCTCCGCAAATTGCAGGTATGCTAACATTATGGTTGCAATTAAACCCAGAGGCTACACCTGCACAAGGGTTAGCATTTGTTAGCGCTACTGCTAAAACAAATCAATTATACGACACTGTAAGTGATACTGATTATAGTATTGACCGAAGTCTATTAGGTAGTACAAATAGATTTGCATTTAATAAATTTAACAGTAATGTTCAAATGAGACTAGGTACACCTGTAGCGGCAGCAGCAGCACCAGCAGTAGCTACATATGCACTATCAAGTTCTGTAGCATCAGTTAATGAAGGAAGTTCGTTTACTATAACATTAACAACAACAAATATAACAGACGGAACTACAGTACCATACACTATTACTGGAGTAACTACTGCTGACATCGGCGGCGCCAGTTTGACCGGCAACTTTACTGTAAATAGTAATACTGCAACAGCTACATTTAGTGTAACAGCTGATGCTACAACAGAAGGCGCAGAAACATTTGTATTGACATTAAACGCATTGAGCACAACACAAAGTGTGACAATTAATGATACAAGTACTACACCGTTAGTACCTGCTTATGTAGTAGCGCCAGCAGCAAACAACGTAAATGAAGGTAGTGCGCTAACATTCAACGTTACTACAACTAACGTAAGTGATGCAACTACACTATATTGGAGTGTTACAAACGCAGGCGACTTTGGAACAGCGACTGGTAGCTTTACAATCACAAGCAACGCAGGTTCGTTTAGTGTTACTCCAACAGCTGATGCTACAACAGAAGGCGCAGAAACTTTTACAGCAAGTGTAAGAACAGGCAGCGTAGGCGGAACAATAGTTGCAACTTCGAGTGCAGTTACAATTAATGACACTAGTACTACACCTGGTGGCGGTGAATCGTATGCACTAGCAGCTAGCAGTGAATCAATAACTGAAGGTGAAAACACAACATTTACACTTACAACTACTAATGTAGCAGACGCAACTAATGTAGCGTATACAATTACTGGTGTATCAAGTTCAGACTTAGACAACGGTCCAAGAAGAAAAACAGCCGCTAAAGACTTTGAAGGTCCGGGCAGTGCATTCTTTAAAAGAGAAATGCAAGTTGGTGGTGTTAGACTTGTTATTGCAGGCGGCGTAGGCGGCCAAACAGCAGTACCAGATTTGTTTGCTGATAAAGTAGCACGTATGTTTGAATTGTTTACTGATAGTGCAGGCGCAGGTATTAACGCAGGCAAACAAAACCAAATGATAGAAACATTACTTGGTAATACAACATCTTACCATTCAAATTATCCAACTATACAAAGAATTGCAAGAGGTGCAGGCGGCGACTATACTCCAAACTTCTTAACTGATGCAGGAATAAGTGCTTGGGGACTATCACCATTGTTTGATGTATCAGTGCAAAACGATATGGTTTGGTATTTGAATTCAACAGGCGGAGCACCTGGAGATGGCGATATCGATGCACAAGAAGTTATTGAGCACGTATTCCACACACTACACATGCATGGTATAGATGCAGTAACATTAAAAATGTATCCAACTCTAAGTGCAGACTGGGCAACGGGTGATTTGTATAACGCAATGGCAGAAGCATTTGATGCAAATAAATGGGATCCACAAGGGTATAACAATCCATCGAACGCTTGGAAGACAGATCCAGATGCATTTGAAGTAGCAGTCAAAGAATACTTGTACTTGTTAAACTTCTGTATGTTTGATTATTCAAGTCTATGGGATGGTGAAAGTCTTGCTCCTGAGTGGACAGATGATATGCGCACGCCAGCAGGTATACTAGCAAACAATCCGTTAGGCCATGCGTTGTTTAATACGCATATAGCAGATGTAATTAGTAAGCCATCACTCACAACTATTAGAAGTATATTCCAAGATGGTGATGTAGGCAATCCAGCACTAGGAGGTGCATCGGGTTATGTTCCAGATGCTGCAATTCCGCTAACTGGTAACTTTACAGTTAGTTCAGACTCTGCTACACTAACTCTTAACGTAGCAAAAGACGGAGTTGTTGACGTAGATTCACTAACAGTTACTCTAGACAACGGCGAAGCAAATCAGGCTGTTACAATTGCTGACGATGGTGTTGTACCAGGTTTTGCACCAGACTATGCACTATATGTAACTAACCCAGGCGGCAACGAATATACACTGAGTGGTTACGACAGAAATGGTTTAGTTAGTGGTGCGCAACCTACATTGGCTTATAACAATGGTGACAAAGTACTTGTTACTATACAAGGTAGTACTTCAAGTGCGCATCCTTTCTACATTAAAACTGCACAAGGCACAGGCACTGGTAATCAAGCAAGTGGCGCAGATGGCGGCGGAACACCAGTAGTTAAATGGACAATTGGAAGTACTGGAACATTCTACTATCAGTGCAGCATACACAGTGCAATGAACAATACAATAACAGTATCATAAGGAAACGAAGATGGCAGTACAATTAATTAACATAGGTAATGTTGCTAACGACGGAACAGGTGATGATCTCAGAGAAGCATTTATTAAAGTAAATCAAAACTTTGAAGAATTAGATTTACGTGATGACGAACAAACAACAGCTAGTAACTTAGGAGCAACAGGCGAAGGACTATTTTTTCGTAGAAACGCATACAACTTAGAATTTAAGAAAATTAGTGCCGGCGCAAACGTAACACTTACTGCTGATGATAACAAAATTGTTATTGCTGCTGATAGTGGTGTAAGTGATTTAACAATTACTGCTGATACCGGCAGTGTTGTATTAGATAACAGTGCAGCATTAACTATTGCAGGCGGAAGTGATATTAGCACATCTATTGTTGACGGAACATTAACAGTTACATATACTGGCGCTGCTGACCTAGCATCAGACCTAACTCCGCAACTTAGTGCAGATTTAGATGCACAGGCAAATAACTTATTAAACGTAGGAAATATTACTAGTTCAGAATTTATCGGACCGCTAACCGGTAATGTAACAGGCGATGTAAATGGATTAGTATATGGTGTCGATATACGTAATTTTTTTGCGGCAAACGCAGCAGACTTTGGAAGTGTAATTCCGACAGTATCTAATGTATTTGAATTTTTTATACAAAATACCGATGTAGATTGGGGATCGATTGTTGCACCTAACGTTGCTACATTTGACCTAGGCTCTCTGTAATATCTTTTCCGATAAATACGTTGTATTAAGGAAACTCATTAATGTCAGATTTATGGAACGTTGTAACTGGAACTAAACTACAAACTATTATTGAACGATCTTCAGTAAACATACTATTACCTCTTGCAAACGGTATAGTTGCTGACATAGAACTTATTAGTGGTAGTATTCCAACAGGCACACGATTAGAAAATAGTATAATAACAGGAACTGTATTTGAAGTTGCTTATGACACAATATTTACGGCTGTATTTAGAGCAACTACTGATGACAGATTTCAAGATTGCACTATAGAATTTGTAGTCACTGGGCCTGATAGTCCAACATGGCAGACTAATGAAGGACTACTAGCTATAGGTTCAAACAACAGTCTGTTTATTCTTGATAACGAAATTATTGATTATCAATTAGTAGCAACCGACACTGATCTAAGTGCAGGCGATGAACTATATTATTATATTGCAGATGGCGACGGTTCACTTCCGTCAGGTATTACACTAAGTGATAGCGGCAAACTACAAGGAACTACTGAGCCATTGCTTAGTTTAGATAAACGCAATATCGGCGGTGGGTATGATACTGCCGCATATGCTGGTGTTCCGATGGACTATTCTGTTGTAAGTTCAAACGGCTACGGAAGTTTTTATTACGATACAGTTGACTATGGTTATAACGAGCCAACAGCAAATTTACGAAAATTAAATAGGTACTATCCGTTTGCTGTTACAGTTACAGATGGCGAAAATTTTATAAGAAGAGAATTTAAAATCTACCTAGTAGGTGATGATTATCTAAAAGCTGATAACACTATTATGCAAGCAGGTACGGGAGTATTTACTGCTGATAATACTAACGTAAGAACTCCAGTATGGATTACTCCAAGTGACTTAGGATTTAAACGTGCTAACAATTACACAACAATATATTTAGAAATTGTCGACAACTGGACACTAGAAGGTGTTGTTGTTTATACTCTTGAAGATGTAAACGATGATCTTACACCTAGCGAACTTCCTCTAGGTATGACACTAGATAGTCAAACTGGCGAAGTTATCGGACGCATTCCTTATCAGCCTGCTATTACACAGAATTATAAATTTACAGTCAGAGCAACTCGCATTACTACTGATTTAGATACTGTTACAATTTTTGCAAACTTTTATGAAGATGTGCTATTAGGAAAGAATAGTTTTAAAATTTTTAAAATCGACCTAACTGGTAATATTGACGGCACTAATGATTTATTCGAATTAGTAGGGAAGAAAATTCTACTAGGCACTAGACAATATACAGTTACTAACGTCGATGACAGAAATGCACTTTACGATGTAGTATTTGTGCAGGAAACCCTTGCCCCAAGCATTAATTTATTACTAAGCCAAACAGCGACGGTTGGACAAGATCATTTTTTTGTTACTAGATTGTCCGAATCAACAAAAACAAAATATGCTAGCAGAACATTAAGATTTTCAGATAGCGAAACTTATACTATTAATACATTTACGCCATACATTGAATGGCAAGTTACCCAAACAACATCTAGCGACCCATTTTTACCAGCTAAGTCTCCAAGGTTGATTGAATTAAATGAAAATTATTTCATTGGCGATTATGTTATTAATACTATAGAAACGGGCGGCGACGGGAAAATATATAAATGCACAACATCACATACGGTTACTGCACAAACAGACGAGCTCGGTGATAGCATATTAATTGATAACATTGTACAACTAAATTTTATAGATGCAAACTGGTTAGAAGTTGCAGAGACTCTCGAAGATCTTAGCCTAGCAGATAGAATAACTGCTACACAACAATCACTTGAAGCTGAATTTAACGGAGCTGCATATATTAGTGTAATTGACGACTTAAATTGGAGGATTCGTGTTCCTAGTACTGCGTATTCTAGAATTACTTCAAATATACAAAGTTTCTTTAGCGGTGAGGATAGCAGTGATATTATTGCAAGACTAATACGCGACAATGAAGATAAAATTACACTAGATAAAAATTTAAGTTCACAGCTAAACAACGGAAGAAACATAGGAATTGCATTGTTTGCAAGAGACGGTTTCTTTAAAAATATTATTGTTGCAGCAAATGACGAAGTTGACATACCTAGTACAGCTAAAACATTTGAAGTACGAGTAATCGGTGAAATTGATAGTAATATTAAATGGATAACTGCTGCTAATCTAGGAAAAATTAATGCTAATTTTACAAGCAATTTAAGATTAATTGCTGAAACTACTGTTCCTGATACTAAAATGATTTATAGTGTAAAGTCAGGTAAACTTCCATACGGATTAACTCTTAACTATGATGGCGAGATCATCGGCGCAGCTAGACAGTTTGGTACTGTTGATGCGCCTGGATTGACTATATTTGAAAACAAAGCAGTTACATGGGACGGAAAACTTCCAGGAGATACTACGTTTGATAGAAGTTATAAATTTACAGTAGAAGCTCGTGATAGATTTGGTTACACTGCAATTGAACGCGAGTTTACATTAGCAGTTGAAGATTTAGATAACACACAATATACTGACATATACATGCGTCCTATGTTAAGTGATGAACAGCGTCGATACTACAAAAACTTTGTAAGTAATCCAGAAGTGTTCACTCCAAATAAAATATACCGTCCAGGCGATCCAACATTTGGAATACAAACAAATTTAGACATGTTAGTATATGCAGGCGTTGAAGCAACTACTATAAATAAATTTGTAGCTGGCGCCGCTAAGGGACACAAGCGTAAGAAATATATTTTAGGTGAAATTAAAAGTGCCGTAGCTAAAACAAGTGCAACATCAGATACAATATACGAAGTAGTGTATATTGATGTCAAGGATCCTGCTAACTCAACAACTGGAGTTAAAACTGCTAGTAGTTTTAAAATAAAAAATAACGAAAAAATCACAGTCGATAGCATACAATATGCAGTAGTAGATGATGCTACTAGGTTTAGATCAGGTTATAATGAATTAGCTGTTAGTACTAGATCAACTGTACGATTTGTATTCAGTCAGCTAGACGAAATAATAATCGATACTAGAGCTCCTGCCGAAGAAGAACTTAATGTAGATAATCAAGATTTTGAAATAACTGTAAGAGACGGTGGAATAGTAACTGTAGAATTACAAAAGGGAGATAGTGAGCCTTATAGATTTAGACCTAAAACTAATACTATTAAGACAGACAGTAATGCAATCAATGTTAGCCAATCAACTGACTCAATCAAATATATATCTAGTATAGATAACATGAGAGCAAACATTAAAACAATCGGTGACGAAGAACGTAACTACTTGCCATTGTGGATGAGAACTGCACAAACAGGTTTTGAAGAATTAGATTATGTAACTGCGATACCAATTTGCTATTGCAAGCCCGGTGAATCGACAAGCATAATTAACAATATTAAAAATTACGGGTTTGATCCTAAAACAATTAACTACGATATAGACAGATATATCGTAAAACGAACTGAAAACTCCGATGTCGAAAAATTTGTCCTGTTCGCAAATTACCAATTCAATGTATGACATCGATAAATATATTAAAGAGGAATTAACATGGCCAGCAACATTATAAGCGGAACAATCGACGGAGCATATCCAGTAGCAGGTGTTGACAACGACACTCAAGGGTTTCGTGATAACTTTACAATTATTAAAACAGGACTAGCAACCGCTGGAAGTGAGATTACCTCGCTACAGAGTAATACTGCTAAATTAAACGCATCAAACGACTTTAATGGTAGCGATATTGCAGACGCTAATTTTTCGTTAAACACTGAAAAATATCATAATATTGGTACAGTTACTACCGGAATGAACATTAGTTTCTTGAACGGACACTACCAAAGTATGTCGATTAACTTAGCTGAAGGGGTTGGAACTATCAATTTTGCATTAGCAGATTGGCCAGATAGAGATCATCTTGCTAAAATGACTGTGCAGATGTTTGGCAATGATACTGCAAAAACTGTAACATTTACAGTAGATGGTGGTGGCGACTTAAAATACAATAGTACGTACCCTAGAATTGCAGGCGAAGCAAAAGTTACCGTAGACAGCAGTACAGATCCAATCGTTATTGATTTTTGGACATACAATCAAGGCACAACTGTATATGCAGAGTACAGAGGACGGTTTGAAGACTAATGCTTAATCCTTTAGTTGATAGTTTAGCAGATCTATCTACAAACGAATTAGAAGACAAAATAGTTGTACTCCAACGTAGATACTTCATGACATCCAATCCTGGAGTACAGCATCAAATTGCAAACTTCTTAGAAATCTACAAACAAGAAGCACAGACTCGACGTGCAATCGAATATCAGCGGCAAAAAGATCAAGATAATGGCGGGAATGGACTTGACAGTTTAATAAATGTAAGTTAAACTGTATACATGCTTATAAAAACTGACGAACTAGGTATTCCTCGCTTTACAAACAAAGACCTTGTCAACATGATCTATAGTGGTCATGTTGACAAGTGTCACGTTGTGCTGTGTGATCCTTCAGATGATATTGAAAAGTTTAATGCAGCAATGCGTGAACAATACCTTCCCGAACTTACAAAATATATTCCCTTAGATGTAGATCAAAAGACATTCGACGGTGCGTTACAGAGTGAATGGTTTATGCCTGATGAATATAAAACATATCCTATCTATGACTTTTGTTTAGCGCAATGCGATACTATAGGAAAGAAGCAACGTTTAACAGAAGAATTTGACGCATTTGATGAACGTGGAATGTTATCACTGTTATGCTATATGAAGTA